GAAATCATTTTTTGAAATTATTTTTTGGAAATTTATTTTTATAAAAAATTACACATAATATTTTGGAATGCTATCAATATCTATAATTAAACTTCCACATTCTGGAACTTCACTAGAAATATATTCTTTGAACACATCATATTCCAATTGGGCTTCAGGACTATGTTTATTTACATTTCGCGCAATCATTTTATATAATTTGAAATTGGGATAACGTTCGTCGCCATTTTTCTTATACAATACATTTTTGCCATTGTCATCCGAACACCATGTATGTATCAATTTTTGAATGCGATCCATTTCATTGAAATTTTCATCTTCCTCAATAATAAAATCATAAATGGAACAACCAAGACGACATAAATCAAAACTGAAATTCGGTTCAAGTCTAGGTTTATTTGGATTGAAAAACGGCTCAAAATTATATTGAGTAGATGCATCCCCTCCAGGCGCAAAGCTATCACTACAAAATATTTTGTTTTTGAATTTATAAATGGCCCTTCCAAAATCGATGATTTTGAAAATTTTACCAAATGTAGGGACTTTGTAATATACATTTTTGTATAAATAATAAATAAATTCTTCTTCCGTTTCAATATACATTATGTTATTTGTGTGAAGATCGTTGTGTGTAAACCAAAACGCTTTTTGATAGCATAATAGTGTCATAATTACTTGAAATAATGCAGATGACGTTGTGTTTTCATCCATTTCCCCATTTTCAAAAAGTTGGTCTAATGTTCCTTGACATTTTTCTAGACAAATCATTTGCACGGGAAAATTGGGCAAATATGCGTTCAATATGGGTTCTTCATCAATACTACTAGTTGATTCATAATCTTCTTCTTTGTCTTCATTGTTTTCGTTATCTTCGTCGTTTTCATTCTCATCCTCCTCATCCTCATCATCCTCACAATCTTCAAATTGTGCGCTGTCGTCATCATCATCATTATCATCATCGTCATCATCATGTGGTTCCTCATTTGATTCATTGATATCGCTTTCGGATTCACTGCTATAATTCAAATCGCTGTCGTCATCTGAAGATGCTACTGATTCTCCGTCCTTTATTTTTTCATAAATAATTTCATCATTGTCATTTTCTTCCACCAATGGCGCATCAATTTCCATGGGACATTCTAGACTCTCGTCAATTTCGGCAATATCATCTAGAGACAATACCGAAATATTCGAAATGCTATTACTATTTGATCCAATTTTTATTTTTTTTTTGTTATTTCGACTTCCATATTCAAAATATTCATTGTAATTTGAAAATTCGTCCACTAAAAACAATTTATTTTTATTTTCATTGAAATATTTGGATTGATTCAAATAATCAATATCATCCGCAATATTTATTTTGAATTTTTCCTGAACTCCTAAATAAGACCCATAATAATCAATCGAGTTTTCCATACCATGATTATGTTTGAGCTGACTTGTCAAATACGAAAAAAAGTTGTCCACATATGATGCATTATTGTATTCTGCAAGTTTTGCGTTTGATTTATTAACATTTTCGGAAGATTCATGTAATTGCGGCAATGACCACTGCTCCGGAGTTTCATATTTACCTATTAAATATCGTGTAGGATCCAACAATGGCGAAAATTTCACAAACACGGGTTTTTCGATTTTTTCGTTGTTTTCAAGATTCATTACATTTCCTAAATCAACTGCGTGGTATTTATGGTTCAATGAGATTGAGTTTACATTTTCTAAAGTGGTGCTGGTTGTATCCATAAATTGCGAATATAGTGGATTGTAATTTTGAATATTTTCGATTTTGAAGGGAATATATTTTGAATCATCATTTTCTTCTAAATTAATTTCTAATTTGGGCGAGGTGCAAAAATCAATATCAAATTTGATGTTGGTATTATGTGTCATGTTTGACATTATTATATTATGAATTAAATATAATAATATTTATTTTTAAACTCATATTACTATATATGCCACAAACAAGACATCGGTCTTATAGTTTACCCAAAGCTCTTGCCAATACATACAATACACGAAATGCATATAGTTTATCTCATAGTCCTAAAAATAGTCTTCTTAGAAAAACATGTAAAAATATTACTAGCGAAATGAAAAATATAAGACTAAAAGTTGTAAAAGAAACGAAACAATTTAGTAAAAAAATAAAAGAAGAAGTTTCATGTATGAAAAATGGCTTCATGAAAAAAATGAAAAAATACAATGAAAAAATGAAATCATTACAAAAACAATATTTAGAAAGATGTAGAAATATTGAATTTGGTAATTCTAGCTCTAGTCATGATTCTGCAATGAAGTTTACTGAAGATGAATATGAAACATTTTCCAAGTATTTCACAACACATGAAATTAACGAATTAATGAATAAATAAAATCAATAATGTAATTATTACGTTTGTTATAATATATAAAAATAATAATTATATATAATGACTTTAGAATTGAAAAAATTTGATATGCGTTCAATCACGTTTAAACCCGATGAAAATAAAGGACCGGTGATTGTATTAATCGGTAGAAGAGATACTGGTAAATCGTATTTGGTTCGTGATTTATTATATCATCACCAAGACATACCGATTGGAACTGTAATATCAGGAACAGAAGCTGGAAATGGATTTTATAAGGCACATGTACCCAAATTATTTATTCACGAAGAATACAATACTATTTTAATTGAAAACATTTTAAGACGACAAAAAGTCGTTTTAAAACAAATAAATAAAGAAATCGAAACCTATCGCAAAAGCACGATTGATCCGCGTACTTTTGTCATATTAGACGATTGTTTGTATGACCAAAGTTGGACTCGAGACAAAATGATGCGCCTGTTATTTATGAACGGGCGACATTGGAAAGTAATGTTAATTATAACTATGCAATATCCATTGGGTATTCCGCCCAATTTGCGTACAAATATTGATTATGTGTTTATTTTAAGAGAGCCGTATTTGACAAATCGCAAACGCATATGGGAAAACTACGCCAGTATGTTTCCTACATTGGAATCCTTCAATTCGGTCATGGACCAAACCACGGAGAATTACGAATGTTTAGTTATAAATAACAATGCAAAATCCAATAAACTAAATGACCAAATATTTTGGTATAAAGCGGAAAATCGACCGGATTTCAAATTGGGGTCAAAGCAGTTTTGGGAAATATCCAAAAACATGGGCAGCGATGACGAAGACGAAGCCTATGACCCTTCAAAAGGCAAAAAGAAAAGCAATCCCATAAATGTAAAAAAAACAAAATGGTAATTGTATAGGGCTATGAGGTTTAGTCAACCTCACCAATTGCTTTTTTCAAATCATTTGCAATTTTTTCATTGGCATCTGTAGTATCGACATCAGCCGCTTCTCTATCCTCGAAATTGATGGTTTCTTTCACGCCAATTAAATTGTCATTTTCATCGATGGTCTGTGTAAGAATATTGCCCGATTTTTTCGCCATTTCAATATTGTCTTGAATTGCTTTACGCTTAGTTTCGCGAATGCGTTTTTCAAAATCTTCCTTTGCCTTTGCCTCGTTTTTGATTTTTTCGTTATGCAATTGGTTTAGTTCTTCTTCCATAAACTCAACTCTACCAGTCTTGTATGCATCTGGATCCCATGGAATCCAAATTCCAACGGGTCCTACAAAAATGTCGTGATTGGGATCAATTTCTCTCAACTTTTTACAATTCAATTCCGCTTCTTCTTGCGTATGATATGAACCGCGGATTTTCAACCCACGTACAGAAGTCTGGAATTGATTTTCTTTGTTGAACTTTTCATTTAGGCGTTCTTCGTTTTTATCCAAAAATGTGTGAAAATCGTCAACTACGCCATTTTCCTTCAATTTGACTTCTTCGTCCTTTACAAAATCAGTATAATCTTGCACTAAGGTTTCTAGATTAAGACTATATTTATAAGAAATGAAGTTAATAAAATCGAAAAATTTGTCGGTCGACTTTTTGAATTCCCATTGTTTAACAAATTCGTCAAATAAAAAGACATTGCGGTTTTTTAATACGCGTTCTGGAGATATAAATGATATACACGCAAATTTTTGTCCGGGTATAGGTTGATCTTCATCGCACAAATCAATATATTTAGGGTTTTTTTCACCATTTGGCAGATTTTTTCTTTCAAAAGTAGTCATTGATATAATTATTTAGGAAATATATTTAAGTATTTTGAATAATTATATAATTTTTTTTGTTTTATATAATATATAAACATGAGTCAAATGTTTGATCTTGGAGAACTAGTCAAGCGCGCCATAAAGTACATAATCGAAGGTGTGGTTGTAGCTCTTGCTGCTTTTGCCATCCCAAAAAAAACACTTAACGTAGAGGAAGTCACAATGATTGCATTGATGGCCGCTGCTACATTTGCCGTTCTTGATGTTTTCATCCCATCCATGGGACAGAGTGCCAGAGGAGGTGCTGGGTTCGGTATCGGCGCTAACCTAGTTGGATTTCCCCGCATGGGTTAAATAATTTGAGTTGTAATATAATATAATTCATTATAACAAAATATACCACATAAATAATATTTATATAAATATTATTTATAATCCTTTGAAATATTATACTGACCATAAAATTTATTTTTATATTATATTATGACTAAAAAAGAAGTAAAGGATTTAGCAATTAAACAACTGAAAACCAAAAAAGTGCAATCTATAAAAAAACAACTATGTGAAAATTTTACAGACAAAAAACAAAAAAAATATTGTATGACTGCGTTTGATAAAAGTTTTATAAAATCATTTATTTATTCATATGAAAACCGCATGTAAAATAAATAAAGAATTTATGCAATATAGTAGTAAATGGAATTACATATTTGGGTCAAATAATTATATAAAGATTTGTCAAAAAATAATATAAATGACATCTTCATTAATGAGAGGTATTTTTTATAATTCTAAACAAA